GAAGAAGCGGCCGAGCCGGAAGAAGAAGCCATGGCCGAAGGCGACATGGAAGCCGATCAGGCTGACGACGGCATGGGCGATGGCATGGACGATGCGGCCTTTGCTCAGCTTATCGCAAAGGCGGTTGTCGAGGCCCTGACGCCGCTGCTCGACATCGAAAAGAAGATGGCCGGCCACATGGGCGAATTGAAAACAGCCCTGAGCGGATTCAGCGCGCAGAAAGACGACGCGGCCCAGGCCCAGACTGCTGCTGCTCAGTCCCAGGCCGATCAGATCGCCGCGCTCGATGCGAAAGTGAAAGAGCTCACCGGCGATCTTCCGACGAGCGTCATGAACGGGGCGCGCAACTACTATCGCGCAAGCGAGTCGATCGCAACGCAGTTGACGCCGCAGGCAGCTGCGACGATTAAAGAGGCGATCAGCAACATTCCGACGGGCCTAACCGATCCGGCAGAGATCGCGGCGTATAAGTTAATTTTTGCCAACGGCTAACAGAACAAAGGAGTAGACCATGGAAGTCAGCGAAGCGCAGCTCAATGCGCTCATCCAACAGCAGGTGAATGCGGCGGTTGCGTTATCGCTGCGAGAGAAGGACAGCGGCACGTCTGGCCTGGCCATCGCGCCGCACGGCTACAACGCGCTGTTTAACAACTTTGGGATCGAGCCGGGCGTGCCAACGACCTACATCGGCCCGAAGGGCTTAGAGCAGGCGTTGGTTGCCATGGGCCATGTGCAAAAGTCGCAACTGCTCAACCCAGTCTTCGAGATCCTGACTGGGCAAACGGCGTCGAGCGGCACCGAACCGACAACCCCATGCACCGAAGAGGTGCCAACGCCGGGCGATCTCAAGGTGTGCAATCAAACATGGCCGTTTGGCGAGTTCACGATGAAGACGAAGCCGATCCGCGTCGATAACGCGGGGGAGCTGATCAACCGTAGTGAGATCCTTGATCTTCGGTTGCTCAATAACCCGTTTGGCGATGCGAACAACATCGTCCCAACCGGCACCAACAACCTGTTTCGCAACAAGCTGACGAAGGCCGTTGTCGAGCTCACCAACGACTTCAGCCGGCGCTATGCGCGGGGCTTCTGGACATTCAGCCCGGTCAACACGGTGGCGAGCTCGGGCGGATACCTGGAATACAACGGCATGGAGCGGATTGTCAACGACAGCTATCAGGATGTCTTTACTGGGATCGCGTGCTCAGCTGCCAACAGCCTGATCGTTTCGTTTCCGGCCGGCGTTATGCAGAATAACGCCGGTAGCTACGTCACGAAGATGGTTGAGACGTACCGCGCGCAAGCATACCTGGCTGAGCAACTGATGGTCAGCGATGTCCAGTTTGCGTTTGTGATGCGCTATCAGGCGTTCTTGTCGCTGACTCAAATCTGGCCATGCGCGTACGAAACGTATCGCTGTTTCAACGCAAGCCCGAGCGGGTCGAGCATCGTGATCGACACATCGGCGGCCGATCAGAACGCGATGCGCAACGACATGCGCGGCGGGCACTTCCTGTTGATCGACGGCGACAAGGTGCCGGTGATCATTGATAACACGATGGCTGAAGCCAACATCGGCGGCGGCAACTTTCAGTCAGATATTTACCTTGTGCCGCTGAAGTCGGCGACGCTGGGCGGGCAGTTGCTGTACATGGACTACTTCGACTATCGCGGCCCGTTTGGTATGCAGGATATCATCAATCAGCTCGGGCCCCAGGACGAGTATCGCGTCAGCCCCGATGGCCGGTACGCGATTCACTTCCTGGGCGGCACTTCATTCTGTAAGCAAGTCGAGATCCGCACGCGCAAGCGCATCATACTCCGCGCGCCGTTCCTAGCGGCTCGACTAGAAGACGCAACGTACGCTGTGTACCAGCATGAGCGCGAATGGGAGCCGGGCACATCCTTCTATGAGAACGGCGGCGCGACATCGTTCGCAGGCCCGTCGTACGAATCGCCGGTCTAATCTGGGTCGAGCGCGCGGCTAGGCTGATCACCGAAGAGCAGACAAACCCCACTGCTGCCGCGCGCTATCCCTGGGGTGATGAAAGGGGGATCATCTATGTTTAGCACCTTCACAACCGACAACGGAAAATTGATCGTACGCGCGGTCGACATCAGCACACTGGAGGATACGCCGAAGGGGTGCATGCTGATCTGGGAGCCGACGCCGGGCCAACTCATGGATCGGACGATCCATGGCACAGCTGAAGAGAACATGGATCGGCTCAGGCAAGAGGAAACCGACGCGCTGATCGCGGCTGAGCGCATGCGACAGCAGCAGCAGCGGCAGCCGATCGAGCGCGGGCGGCAGTCACTCAGGATGCGATCATGATTAACACGCCGTACTATACGCCTGAAGAGCAGGCGGCCCAACTGCAGCGGCTACGTGAAGAAAATGAGCAAATGAAGCTGCGCATGGCACAGTTGATCGACCTGCTGAAGCAAATGATCGCCATCTTGCAGAAAACGCTATGACTGGCCGGCCGATGACATTCGATGGCGAGGTATGGCGCTATGAGGATGACGGCTCGATCGTCGGTGCGCTCGACGCGGGCCCTACAAGGCCAACAGCAGCCACGCTGCCGCTGCTTGCCAGTGTGGTCATCCCAGTGGGCCCTCAGCACCGTAAGGAAGCCGCGCAAGCGGTCGCGTCAGTGCTCTGGCAGACGTATCCGGGCGTCGAGGCGATCGTAGTGAATGATACCGGCAGCCCGATTATATCGCCTGCGCATCCAAAGGTGCGGATCGTCGACGCGCCGGCACCGGTCGAGGGCAAACGGCGTGCAAGCGTCGCGCGCAACGCGGGGCTGGCAGTGGCCCAGGGGATGTTTACGGTGTTTCTCGACGCTGATGACTACTTGCTGCCGAGTGCGATGCAGACGTTTGTCAGGGGGCATGCGCTCCATGATCGAGCGTATAGCTACGGCCATCACTACGCGGTGAACCGTAACGGGGAGTGGGCCATGTATCGCCCGCCGGAATACAATCGGGAGAAGCGCGCGAGTCCCATGTCGCACTCGACCGCACCTCCCGATCCGCAACCGACGTTGCAGGGCTGTAATTTGCACCCGATCAGCGCGTTTGTACCAACGTGGTGTTTGCGGCAGGTTGGCGGCTTCGACGAGGATGCGCCGGGCTTCGAAGATTGGACGCCATGGATCAGGATGGCCCAGGCTGGGTATTGTGGCGAGCGGATCTACGGCCCGGTGTTTGTCTACCGTCACGATCTGGGGCACCTGCACTTCCCTGACGCAAAGGGCGGGCAAAAACTCATGGACGCCGTAACGGCTCCATACCGAAATAGTAAAGGGGATATAGACATGGCCGGATGCGGATGCGGCGGTGGTGCAAAGACTGCCAAAGACATGGCGCGCGTGCTGGCGTCGACGTTTGGAGGTGCCGAGTTGACAGATAGTGGCATGGTCATGCTTGAGTATACCGGCAAGGGTAGCGGCAAGCAGTCGCTGCGCCATCCGGCGACACATCGCACGATTGAGTTTAGCGCGCGGCCCAGCCATCGATATCTTGCGGTGCCGCCGGAAGAGGTCGATCATTGGCTGGGCCTGGGTTTCTTCCGGCGACAGGTGCCGCCGGCCCCGTTTGTGCCGCCGCCATTGGTTGAGCCCGAAACGGTCGAGCAGCCCGCGTTTAAGCAGGTCGAGCCGGATCGAGCGCGGCCCAGGCGCGACAAGGTGCCAGCGTGACGACGCACATACTTGATCTGCAATACGCGCTCGATGATATGGAGAAGTCGAAAGACGCTGCATACAAGGAGCGGGATCAGTGTCTTGTGCTCATGGCGCTTATGGCGCAACGACTAGGGCTAAAGACAGGAATCGGCTTGCATCGTGATGGGCCTGGGGAGGAATGGTATTCGGAATGGCGCAACATTCTGTTTATTGATTTGCCTTCCGGTCAAGTCTCATGGCACATTCACGACAGTGAGACATCATGGTTTTACTTCGTCGGTGCGTATGATGGCGAGTGGGATGGTCACACGACCGAAGAAAAGTATCAGCGCGTTATGGAGCCAGGGCTGTGATCGCGGCGATCATGCCAGTCAGGGGCCGACTCGAGCAGACCATGCGCAACGTGGCACGGCTGATCGCGACAGCGGGCCCGATCGAGTGGCGATTGACGTGCATCGGCGGCGAAGAAGAAGCTGACGTGTTGCAAGCGTGCATGGAAGCGGGCGCAAAGGTGCGGCACATCCTGAAGCCAAAGCTAACCTACTGGGAAGCGATGGACGAAGAAACCAAGTTGACCGATCAGCCGTTCATCGTCAATCTCGCCAACGATCTGCTACCCGGGCGGCACTGGCTGTCGCGGGCCTTCGCTGAGTATCGGTGCTGCTTTGGCTCGGGCGATGGACTGCTCGGCTTTAACGATGGCATACACGACGAGGGGCTGTCGCCGCACTTCTTGATCAGCCGCAACCTGCTGACGCGGCTCGGCGGCTGGCCGGTCTGGTATCAGCATGAGTATGGCGACGCTGAGCTATGCGCAAGGGCCCAGGCGCTGGGGGCCTACAGCAAGGCGCCATGGGCAACCCTGTACCATGACCATCCGATCAACGGGGCCGAGACTGATCCGGTCTATGCTGAAGGGCAGGCGACGCGGGCGCGCGATGGTCGGCTATTCAACGAGCGGAGGGCCCAGCGATGGCCGCGCGTTTGAGTATCATCGTACCAACGCACGACGGCGACGGGCTCGATCGCCTCTTCGTAAGCGTCGAGGATCAGCTACAGCCGGGCGATGAGGTGCTGATTGTTGGCGACATCCATGACGGGCCGTTGTCGGATGAGGTAATGCAAACGATCCGCAGCGCAAGGCATAACTATCTGTCATTCGACGCCGGGCATCATTGCTGGGGCCATTGTCAGATCAACGAAGGAATCACATGGGCTAACGGCGATTACTTGATGTTCATTGACGACGATGACTGCGTACCGGCTGGGGCCCTCGACAGTATTCGGCGGGCCCTCGCTGAGCAAGTCGAGCCCAGGCCGCTGATGTTCAAATTCTACTCGCGTCGACACAATACCTATCTGCCGCAAGGGCACTACATACGCGAGAGCGCGATCGGCGGGCATGCCATGGTTGTCCCAAACGTACCAGAACGGCTTGGGACGTGGGCATGCCGGTACGCTGGGGATTACGACTGGATTGTATCAACTGTCGCGCTGTGGCCTTCTGGTGTGGCCTGGTACGACGATGTGATAGCGTGTGCATGATGGATATGCGACGAGCAACAAGTGAATGGGACGCCGAAGTCATTCGCGTGATCCGCAACAGCGGTCGACAGTGGATGACCCGCGATACACGCGAGATCACCTATGATGCGCAACAGTTATGGTGGGCCCGATTCTCGACCGAAGAAACCATGCGGATCTGGATCGCGTCAGTCGCGACAACCGACATCGGATACGGTCTACTGCGCTTCGAAGCCCGGCAGTGGTGGGCAAGCCTGGCGGTGCTGCCACGCTATCAGGGGCAGGGGTATGGAACTGATATCTACCGTTACCTGGCAGCCTCGACCGATCAAGATGTGTATGCCGAGATCCTGGCGGATAACACGCCGTCGATCAAGGCGTGTTTAGGGGCGGGCTATACAATCGCCTACGCCATGGATAAGCATGCGGTATTGGTGCATCGAAAATGACAACTGTCGCAACCATCCTGCTGAGCTACAATCGGCCGCGCATGCTGTGCGAGGCGCTGTCGACCTGCCTTGATTGTGATCAACTGATCGTGACGGACGACGGATCAGACTTCGATGCGCGGGCGATGGTCAAGGGCTGCCGGGCCGATGCGCAGATGGTAACAGCACCGCGCATGCCAGTCGAGCAACGACTGAAGGCGGCGCGACTGGGCAAGCTGATCAATTCGGCGCTGGGGCTTGTGCGGTGCGATGTGGTTACATACCTGTGCGACGACGATCTGTTTCATCCGCAGTGGCTGCCGACGGTTCGGGCATGGTTCGATCACTATCCGGATCAGCATTGGATGCGCGGGGCATGGATGGCCTTCGACGAGAGTGATCCCAGTCGCACGCCGGCACCATGCAAGCTCGACGGGAGGCAGCTCACAACCGGTAATTTCGCACACCGGATCGCGTGTGTCACAGAAGAGCTGATCGGCTGGGATGAAACGACCATCGCAAGCCATGATAACGCCTTCTTGTGGAATGCCAGCCGAGTACACGACATGCGCCTGATCCCCTTCGGCGGGGTGGTAGCAGGATGGCGGCGACTGCACAAGCATAACGCGCTGGCGTACGCTGAGCGCGACGGCTATTCGAAGGATGGCGCGCAACTGTTCGCAGGGGGCATGCTGGAATGATCCCACTGTTCAAAGTCGCCATGAGTCCCGAAGCCCCAGCGATCGTTGCTCGGGTGCTTCAGTCTGGGTATATCGGGCAGGGCGATCATGTCGATCGATTCGAAAGCGCGCTACAAACGTTGCTCAATACGCCGTACGCGCCGATCACAACCAACAGCTGCACATCGGCGATTGATCTGGCCTTACACCTGATCGGCATTGGCCCAGGCGACGAGGTGATCACAACGCCAGTGACCTGCACGGCAACCAACAGCCCGATCGTTAATCGCGGCGCACGGCCGGTCTGGGCCGATGTCGACCCGTATACCGGACTGATCAACCCGCTCGACGTTGCGCGCCGGATTACGAAACGAACGAAGGCGATCATGGCCGTCGACTGGGGCGGTGCGCTGTGCGATTACGACCGGTTGCGCGAATTCGACTTGCCGGTGATTCAGGATGCGGCGCATCATATGACATCGCCCAGCGGCGACTATGCGTGCTACAGCTTCCAGGCGATCAAGTTCCTGACCTGTGGCGATGGCGGGGCGCTGCACTGCCCAGCGCATCAGGTCGAGCGCGCTCGGCTGCTCAGGTGGTACGGGCTCGATCGGCGATCGAAGGCCGATTTCCGGTGTGAACAGAACATCACGGAAGTCGGCTACAAGTATCATATGAACGACATCGCAGCGGCGATCGGGCTGGCCAATATCGGCAGCGTGTCAGACCGGATCGGTCGACATCGGGCGAATGCCGCATCCTACGCGCGCTACCTCGACCAACCGGCGACGTTCGATCTCGATTCGGCATGGTGGCTGTATACAATCTTGGTCGAGGATCGGCCTGGGTTCATTAACTACATGGCCGACAAGGGGATCGCGTGCAGCCCAGTACACGCGCGGAACGATACGCATGATGGATTCTGTTATCCCAATGGCCCGTTGCCGGGGGTCGATCATTTCGCGTCGCGCAACGTGGCGATCCCGGTCGGATGGTGGCTGACTGACAACGACCGGCGCCAGATCGTCGAGGCGGTGATCGCATGGCGCTGATGCTGATCATGCCGCTCTTAGCGGCGCTGGCAGTCTACCGCGTCGCGACTGATCTCGCCTGGGAGTATGGCCCGTTTGGATTATTCGCACGCATGCGCGGCTGGGCCATGACGAATACGCCGCATTGGGTTGCCGAAGGCGTCACATGTCCGATCTGTTGGTCATTCTGGCTGTCGCTGCCGGCGGGGCTGCTGATCAGTCCAGACGCCATGGGGCTCGTCTATTGGCTTGCTATCGCGGGGGCTGTTGCATTGGCAGTGAGGGCAACCACAAGTGAGTGAAGGCGGATCGGCACAACCCATGGCCATTAGCTCGACCGCTATTCAGCAGGGCGGCGCGGCGCTGCCGGTGATCGTCGTGAGCGGGCAACCGACGATCGGCGGCGCTGCGCAGCCGGTCTATGTTGTGACATCGGGCCCAGTCCAGGGCGGCGGCCCCATGCGCGTGGTAGCGGCGGCAGTCGGCGCGGTCGTCGAGGGCGGGCCCGCGATCCCAGTGTATGTTATCTCGGGCAGTCTCAACCCTGATCCGAACCTGAGCGGCCCGGCATTCGCTGCGCAGAATACACCGTATACCAACGACATGGGGCCGGATGGCTACAGTTGGGCTCAGGCGGGGCCATTCGGCCCGTTGACGGTCGACCAATACGGCAAGCTGATCACGATCAGCGAGAATAGCGGCGGAGATCATGCGATCACGTATTCAAACGACAGCGGCTCGACATGGGCAGATGCGCTCAGCTTGGATTTTTTAACGCGCGGATCGGCAGCCTATAACAGTGCTGACGATGTACTAGAAGTTATCTGGAATGCCCAGGTTGCAACCGACGGCATTCTGTACCGGCGCTACAGCCCAACGCGCGATGGCAGCAATAACATTACAGCATGGACGGCGCTTAACGCGGGCTATGCAGTGATCGACGCGCAGACGACCGGCACCATGGTCTATGAGCATCCGTGTATCCTGTGGTTAAACGATGCAGCCTACGGGGCGCATGGCGCGGTGGTATTAGCCTGGGCCGCGCGCAATACCGGCGTCGGCGGCGTGGGAAACGAGATCCGCGCGGTGATGCGAGCGCTGACGAATACGGCGGCCGATGGCGTCGCGCTCAACTGGACACATATCGGGATCGCAAGCGTTACGACGATCGGCAACGCGCCCGGCAGCGCAAGCTATACCGCACTCGTCGCCAATGCGACAACTGGCACACCGCATCCGGCGCTGCTGCGGCTGGCCAACAGCGATCTATTTCTCGGCTATCACAATGGCACAGTGACGGCTGGGCGCATGGCTGGGGCATGGCTGGGGCGGCGCGCAACATGGGCGGCTGGTAGCAACAACTGGACTGCTCTTGCGGCCCCCGTCACGATCAGTAATCTTGTGCGGGCCGGCAGCGATACGGGATCGGCACAGAAGGGCGAACTGCTCAGCAAGCCCAGGCAGGATGCGGCTGGCAACATTTATCTGGGCATCGCCACATGGAAGAGCAACGCCGACGGCGACACATGGGGCTATGCACAGATTACGCCAGGCGATGTGGTAACGCTCGTAGACGTATATTCCGCGCTCGGGGCCCACAGCTACGCGCCGGATGGCGATATCGACTACGACACGACAACCGATCGGCTGATCGTCAGCTACATCACAACGGTCGATCAGGATGCCTATGTGCAACTCTTCAACGGGATCGACGAGGCACACGATCCGCTGCTTGCCTTCGACGCGGCGCCGGTCGACATTCCGCTGATCCATACCCGAGCGGTGCCGGGCAAGCTGGCCATGCTCTTTCGCGACACAAGCGCGCCATTTGCGGGCTACTTTGGTACATTGGAGTGGGCATTGTGAACGGTGGCATGCAAACTCTCGACGGCATCACGCCAAACAAACGTTTGAGCGGTGGCGGTACGCCAACCATACCAAGTGACATCGCAGGGCTACTCTTCTGGTTTAAGACGCCAATCAGCGGCGCAACGGATAACGTTGCGATTAGCACATGGCCGGATAGCAGCAGCGCCGCACGTACGGCAACACCGAATGGCACGGGGCTGATCTACCGCACGAATATTATCAATAGCCTCGCAATTGTCGATGTGCAGAATGATTATGCGCTGTTCTCGTCTGCGAGCCTTGGCACGTCACAAACCGCGTTCATTGTTCTACGGCCCATTGCGAGCTTTAACAACGGTGCGGTGATTGGCGGTGATGCGAACGGCAAGTACATTCCGTTCATCGATGCAACTGACATCTACTATCGCGCGGTGTCAACAGACGGTTTCGTGAGTGTGCCGCATGGGGGATTGACGACGAACACGCCATACCTGATTGAGATTATCAGGAGCGGGGTGAGCGTAGACTTTTACAAGAACGCTGTGCAGCTCAGTACGACGCAAACGCTTGGGGCCAATACTGCGTTGACGGTTGTGCAGTTGTTTGGGACGGGTGGCGCGAATTTCCCGCCAACGTTCATGCAGTTTGCGGAACTATTCGTATACGATTCGGCGCTCTCGACATCCGATCGGCAGGCGATGGAAGCCTATGTTAGCTCGCGTTATGCGTTCTTCTAAGGATTGACATGGCTAAACTTTCATTGGTTAAGGGAACAACAAGCTACCGCGCATATATCTTTGTGCAAGATTCGTCAGTTACGACGGGCGCGGGGCTGACTGGGCTGGCATTCGGCACTGCGAATCTTGTCGCATCGTACGTGCGGCCCGGCGCAGCTCGGCAGGCGATCACGCTGATCACTCAAACCGCGACAGGGGCATACAGTAGCGGCGGCTTCGTCGAGGTCGACAGCGCAAATATGCCGGGGGTCTATCGGGTGGACATTCCGGATGCCGCGCTCGCAACCGGCGTCGACGCCGTTGTTGTGATGCTGAAGGGTGCCGCAAACATGGTGCCGGTCGTGCTGGAAGTTGAGCTCACGGCGATCAATAATCAAGTCGCGTCCAATGGCGGGCTGACGAACCTCGACGTCGCAGTATCAAGCCGGTCGACCTACGCGGGCGGGGCCGTGGCGAGTGTTACAGCGGCTGTTACAGTCGGCACAAACAACGATAAGACTGGTTATGCCTTGTCTGGGGCTGGTGTGAGCGCGGTACAGCTCGGGCTGTCGACGGTAACGACCGCTCAGGTCAATGCTGAAGTCGTCGACGCGCTATCAGTCGACACCTATGCAGAGCCTTCAGCGGTGCCGGTCGCAACCGCAAGCCTGGCAGCCAAGATCGGATGGCTTATGGCCCTTGCACGCAACAAGCTGACCCAGACGAGCGCAACGCAGACGCTCCGTAATAACGGCGACAGCAGCGACATCGCGACGGCGGCCGTATCTGACGACGGGACAACATTCACGCGCAACGGATGGTCATAGCATGCCGCTCAATACAGCGAACAAGCGCGGATCGGCAGTCAGCACAGCGCGCGAATGGATATCGATCTTTCCAGTGCCGGATGGGGCGATCGATCAGGCTGATCGGCAACAGATCACATGGGTGTATGCCGGTATCCTTGCTGGGCTGCCGTTTGATGTGCCGCTGACGGGTGCATGCGCCGATCTGAGTATAGCTGTGAAGCCGATCGCGGTGCTGACGATGCAAGCGAAACCGATCGCGACGTTAGTTGCAGAGGGCTGTTAGATGCCAAGCTATCAAGATTTTACTTTCGATATGTGGCGAGGCGACACGCAAGTGATTGCGGGCGCGATCACGGTGTCAGCAGTGCCGGCCAATATCTCGGGCTGTTCGCTAAAGTTCACGGCCAAGCGCAGCCTGCAAGACACGGATGCGAATGCCGTCTTTCAACTGACGACGCCAACCGAGATCGTGATCACCAACGGCCCGGCCGGGCTGTGCGACATTAACATCGCAAGCGCAGATACGGCAAGCGAAACCCAGGCGATCCGTTGTTACTGCGATCTTCAGCTGGTGGATACATTCGGCAACGTCTCAACGACCGCAACCGGAACGCTGTTTATTAAACTGGACGTGACAGAGACGAACACATGACGCAACCGCAAGGTGGATCGGCGCAACCGGTCGCACTGTCGAGCGGCGCTCAGTCGGGGGGTGCTGCGGTGCCGGTCTACGAAGTGACCGACGGGCGCGCAACCGTCGGCGGGCCTGCACAGCCGGTGTATGTGGTCACGTCTGGCCCAATGCAGGGCGGCACACCCATGCCGGTTGTAACGGCTGCCGCTGGGGCTGTCGTGAGCGCAGGGCCCGCGATCCCGGTCTATGTCGTGAGCGGCGTTATTGGCGATGTGTTGCCAGTCAACACGGCACTGCCGGTGATTACGGGTGCGACGACGATCGGATCGCTGCTCAGCTCGACGACCGGCACATGGACGGGCCCGCCAACTGGATACGCCTACCAGTGGAAGCGCGGCGGCGTGGCCATCGGCGGCGCGACAGCCAGTACCTATACGCTGGTGAACGCTGACAACGGCACAACCATAACTGTGACGGTTACGGCAAGCAACGCGATCGGCTCGACGGCGGCGACGAGCGCCGGGACTGCGATCAGCAATCTGCCAGTTAACACGGTGCTACCGGTGATCTCGGGGGGCACTGCGGCAGCGATCAGCACGACCGACGGCACATGGACGGGCCCGCCAACGATCACGTTTACGTACCAGTGGAAGCGCAACGGGGCAAACATCGGCGGCGCGACAGCCAGCACCTACTCGATCGTAGCAGCCGACATCGGCACAACGACAACCGTTGCGGTGACGGCAACGAACGCTGCCGGGGCAGTGTCAGCGACGAGTGCGGGCTATACGCCAACCTATACCCAGAAAGTTCTAACGCTTGCGCCGATCGCCTATTGGCCGATGGCGGAGCCGAGCGGTACGACTGCCCTCGACGCCAGCGGCAACGGTCGCACTGGGACATATACCGGGGTAACGCTGGGGGTTACGGGCATCGGCGACGGTCGCACGGCGGCATCATTCGACGGCGCGACGAGCAAAAATAATGTGTTTTCGGCGTCGCTTGCGGCGGCGTTTGGCTCGGCTGAAGGCTCGATCATTCTCTGGGCCAAAGTCAGCGCGGTTGGCGTATGGAGTGACGGCATTGTACGGCGCTTCATTACGCTCCAGGTTGACGCCAACAACCGGGCATACATTGAAAAGGTCGCCGGGGCGAATACCTTTGGTATTAACTACGTTGCAGGCGGCACCGCGAAAAACCGCAACCGTGTGACAACAACAGTCGCCTACTTCCATGTGACGATGACATGGAGTAAGAGCAACGATCGGGCGATCATGTACTTTAATGGCGTGCAGGAAGGTGCGACACTAACAGCACTTGGGACATGGGTTGGTACGATTGTGAATACGAATACCAATGTTGGCGCAAACGCGACAACCCCAACGTCGGTATGGAGCGGTAGCCTAGCGCATGCGGCAGTGTTCGCACGCGAGCTAACAGCGGCTGAAGCGCTGAGTGCAGCAACGCCATGATAAGCATGTATCTTGGGGCAGAGAATATCGCACTCAACCAGGCCCAGCGCGACGCCTTTAGAGAGCGGCTGCGCATCATTGGCCCGGCGGAGCATCCGCAACCATCCGAGCTTATGCACTGGCGTACGCGGCTCGACGGTGAAGCGGTGATTATGCGGGCGCAATTTCAAGACGCTGACATGACCATGGCGGGGCTGCGGCGACTGCTTGCCGATACGCTCGGCATCCCAGTCGCGCAGGTGACATCAGCGACAGCGGCTGTCACGTACCGCACCATTCCGAGCGCGATCGTGACAATGACGGTTGCGGGGATCGATCAAATGCGATTCATTCAGTTTGCTGGTAGCCGATCGACCGTCGATCAGAGCAACATTGAGGTATTGGCCTATCTTCAGCTTAACGCAGTAGCCTGGGGGGATCAATAGATGACCGGTCTATCACTCAATCGCTGGCTTGCGCTCATGGGCTTCAACCCATGGCATAGCTATCAGTTGGTCAACAGCCTGATCCCGCTCAACGCGCAATGCTCGACGATCATGAATGAATACGACTGGCAGTTTGCCGATCGCGCCGGTCGAGCGAACGTGCGAACGGCGATCCGACGCGCTGAAGACTTGATGCGGCAGTATACGCTGATCAATCCAGTACCAGCCTATAGAGAAGTGACGTTGCAGTATCCGAAGTTGGGCGATACCCGATTTATGCGCCTGCTGGACATCGGGGCCGATGGCCAATGGCTGACGGTTGCGCTACCCGAAGGCGAGATCAGATGTCTGGGCATTCCTAGCGACAGTACGCCGGATACGGTGCTGCTGATTTACAGCGACGACGATGGCGATGGGCTGTACGAAACCGCAACCACGACTGCAACCGTGCCAAGCGGCACGACGGTCGATGAAGTGATCGCGCGCTTTGTGCCAAGCGACTGCGGGCCTGTCAGCCCTCCGGAAGTCGCGCCGCGCTCAGTTACAATCAGCGGCACAACCGCAACCGTGGTATTCGACACATGGACGCTTGTGCGGCCGGTACGCTATCAAGGCGCCGCATCGGGCCCGCTCGACCCAGGCAACGGCGTAGCGCCGGGCGCGACGGTGTGCGCGCAGGCGATCAGCATCTTTCGGCGGCACTGCGATCCGACCGGCACGACGACCGACACATGCATGGCGCTGCTGACATGGGAAACGCAGCCATGGCCGGCCTGGGGTAACTGCTGCAGCCCAGCACCGAACAACAACAGCGACCCGGCAGCGACGGCGACGGCCCTCTGTCGCGCAACGATTCGCGATGCCCAGGCTGGGATCGTGGCGTTTGGGCAGGCAGCGTACGACAGCACAACCGGCACATGGATGTCAGTCTGCAATTGGTCGAGGTGCCGGCCGCCGGATAGTGTCACGATCCGCTACCAGGCTGGGCTGCCGCTCGACGGGATCGAGATGCAACACAATGAGGCCGTGGTTGTTGCGCGCTTAGCAGCGGCAGAGCTTGCGCGGCCGATCTGTGCCTGCACATCAGCCAACAAGGAGCTCTCAGAATGGCAGTGGGACATCAGCCGCACCGGCGCAACGGATCAGCTGTATAGCGCGCCGAATGACCTCACAAACCCGCTAGGTAGTCGACGCGGGCAGATATACGCATATCGGTACATGACCCGGCAGCAACTGACTCGCGGCATCTACGCGGGCTAACAGGAGGATCACCATGGCAGCAGGCACCGTCTTAGACGATTCGGAACTGATCAAGCAGCTTGGCACGCGCTCATTTTATCAGCCGGCGGGCCCGGGCGGGCAACGCTATTTCTTTGGGATCAACACGGAATACAACTTCATCGACGGCGCGGCGCTGCCGACCAACGGATCGATCGACCCGATCTATGTACCGGATCCGCGGCGGCCGGATAAGTATCGGCTCGTCAGTCGCACGCTGAGCGCGCCGGATCTGCCAACCGTGAGTCTGGTATTCTTGGAAAGCTGGGGCGGCATTCCGCGTGTCCTAACCGCACCGCTGTGCAGCTTCAACCTGTACGAAGTGCACGGTCGATGCGCCGATCTGTCAGACTTCTATCGCGGCTGGGAAAGCTACATGCTGATTTACAGCAGCATGAAGTTTGAGGGGACTGTTGATCTCGGCACCCGCATGGCCATGGACAGTGACGACCCGCTAAAGGATTCGGTTGACGCAAAGGGCATCGCGATCTATCCGGTTGGCGTGGTCAGCTTTGGCGACGAGGCGACAACCGATGTCGTGGTCGAGGTGATCGACGCCGTGTACGGCACGGTCAACACGTGTGGCAACTGCGGCGTGTTGAATGATGGTACGCTGCTGCAATATGCCATCACGCGTGCCAACGTCGGCAGTCCTTCAGCGCCTGGGCAGGTTGTCTATTCCATCGACGGCGGCGCAACGTGGTCGACCTCGACGATTACGGGTATTGGCCTGACTGCTGAGCCCGCGTATATCGACATCAGCGGATCGGTGCTCTTCGTCGGCACGAACGCGACGACTCTGTTCTGGACGGCGATCAATCAGGATACTGGGGCCCCGTCGACATGGAACAGTGTGACACTTCCTGTCGCAATGACTGATGTCTATGTGCAGTCGTCGAGCGCGATCTACTTCTGTGCGAGCTCGGGCCGGATCTATCGTACGGCTGACATCGCCATCGCGCCAACGCTGATCGACAGCGGCGGCACCGACAACTTCAACCGCATCACCGGCGCGGCTGAGACGATCATGGCAGTCGGCGCCAACGGCCGGATCTATCGCTCGATCAACAACGGCTCGACCTGGGCAACCGTCACAGCCCCAGCGGCGACGAGCCTGACTGCGGTTGCGGTGCTGAGCAGTCGCGACTTTCGAGTCGGCGGGGCCAACGGCAACGTGTATCACACGGTCAACAACGGCGCGGTGTGGGCCATTGACGGACTGCCCCGAACCGGCGGCACCGTGCAGGATATCATCTACGCGACGCGAGAGGTTGTCTGGATTGCCTACGCGCTGACAAGCGTCGCCTATCTGATCACGAGCCTCGACGGCGGCGGCACCTGGGCCGATAACGCCTCGACGGTGCGCATCGGATCATGGCCGGTGTTTGCGCGGGCCAATCGTTTGGCGTATCCGACGGCAGCCGACATCGGGATCGCGGCGAATTACTTGTTAGTCGCTGGGCTTGCTAGCAGTCTCACGGACGGCGTGCTGCTCAGTGGAGCGCCAACGCTGCTCTAATCGCTACAGGGGCTTCCTAGGGGCCTTGTGGGGGACGTATGACGATCACGGAAGAACTGATTAAATCGAATGGGGCCGCAAAGACTGTTGCGGCCCAGTCGATCACGCTGTCGAGCGGGATCACGGTCAAGCTCAACCGGCAGCCGGGCGATATTATGGGCAAGGCCCAGGCTGCCGCTGAACGCGATCTAGAGGCTGAGCGCCCGGCGGTGCCAACGCAAAGCATGGAGACTGAGCCCGGCGTGTTTCGCGACATACCCAACGAACACAACCCCGAATACATCGCGGCCATGAGCGAATGGCGCGGGGCTGTCGCGTCGAAGACAAGTCAAAAGCTGTTGACGATCATGGAGCGGATCGGACTGGTGTTTGAAGTCGATCAGGCTCGGCTTGCCGACTTGCGCGAAACGTACGCGATGCTCGGGATCGAGCTACCAGAGAATGATCGATCGGCGTATCTGGGCTACGTGATCGCTCCTACGAACGAAGATCAATCGCGGCTCTTCATGGAAGTCTTCGGGCGCGGTCTACCACAGGAGGCACAGGTAGCACTCCATCGCCGTATGTTTCCAAGCAGCCTGGAAGGGAACGCCGCTTGATCGCTTCAAGGGCAAACGGGGTAGTCAGTCCTACGCATGGATCTATAAGCTGCGCCGGGTTGCGAAATGGCGCGGGCTAACCTGGGAATACTTTAGAGAGCTCGACGGCGACGATCAGGCGGCGTACGTTGCCGAATACGATATTGAGCATGGGTTTGAATATCAAGAAGCCCTCGACCGGCTGCGCAAGCAGCGTCGAGCTAGCAGGCGATAGATGGCCTTAGATGAAGCTGGCGTACAACTTATAGCGCAAGGCGTCGCGGCGTATGTCAGCGACATGAACAAGGCCGATCAGTCAACGACCGGCTTCTATAAGACGTTGGGCAGCAGCGACAAGTCAGCCAGTGCCTTTCAAGAGGTGATGACTGGGGCCCTGCGGCATGTGGGGGCCGCGCTGGTCGAGTTTGCGGCCCAGGGCGTGAAGGCGATCGGCGGATTCCTGAAGGATTCGGTTGGGCTTGCGGGCGAATTTGAATCCGGCATGCTCAACTTTCAGGCCGTTGCCGGCAAGGATGTCGACGCCAAAGGGCTAGAACAATTCCGCGATCTGTTTCTGGACATCGGCAAGCGGCTGCCAGTCTCAACCAGCGAAGTACAGCAGGCTGCGACTGAGATGGTCAAGGGCGGCATCGATCCGGCGATCATCGCTGCCGGGGGACTCGAGCGCAATATCCAATTTGCAGCTGCGGCGATGGACGGCGATCTTGTCAAGGCGGCTGAGATCAGTTCTAAGGTGCTCGGGGGCTGGACTGACGCGACGGCGACGGCTGAGCAAAAGACGGCGTTCCTAACCGAAGCAACCGATCTTATGGCGAAGGCGGCGAATGCCAGCGCGACTGATGTCGAGGGGCTGTCGCGCGGTATTTTTAATGCTCAGGGCATCGCGAAAACGGCCGGCGTCGGCTTCGGTGATCTGACGACGACCCTCGCATTACTAGCGCCGCGATTCGCGTCGTCTTCCGAAGCTGGCAACAGTTTAAAGAACCTGATCGCCCGACTCCAGCCGACAACGATTCCCGCGCAAGATGCCATGAAGTCGCTGGGGTTGCTCGGGGATGAAATTGGCAACGCCTTCTATGATGCGTCCGGTTCATTTGTTGGTTTTGAGAAAGCCAGTCAGTTGTTACAGGATAGTCTTGCAGGGCTCAACGACAAGCAAAAGGCGAGCATCCTTCAGACCATCTTTGGCAACGATGCCATGAGCGCGGCGGCGGCGCTGGCGGATGGCGGAGCCACGGCATACAACAACATGGCCAGTGCCATGGGCGAAGCCAACGGCGTCGCTGAGACGGCTGCACTCAAGCAGGCAGGTTTTGAAACCTCACTAGATAACGCAAAGGGCAGTGTCGAGGCGCTACAGATCACGATCGGATCAGCCCTGCTGCCGATCCTGGGCGATTTGCTCGACAACTACATTGCGCCGGCAGTCAACACCCTGACTGACTTTGCATCAGCCCTGTTTGGAGATGACGAGGCATTCAATAAACTGTCGCCGACGATGCAAGGCATCGCAAGCGTTATCGATGTACTTGTCGCTGATGTGCAAGAAATCATTGGAGCCTTCGACGATGCCGGCGGCAGCTCGATCGAGTTTGCCGAGGCAATCGGGGGCCTGGCTGATGACCTGGGCCTGCCGGGCGATCTGATTCAGGATGTTGTTCGGGGGATTCAGGATCTGGTTGAGTGGTTTAATAAGGGCGGCGCGCAGTCGGCGTCGCTTGATAGCGCGATCGTCGACCTAAATGATACCTGGGAGAATGCGATCCGGGTAGTGCAAGATGTCGCCGGGGGTTACATGGCGGTTGCCCAGGCGGTGTTGCCGGTCGTTGCGCGATTTATCGACGAGCATGGTACGCAGATTAGCGCGTTCTTTCAGACCGCATGGAACGATATTATACAGATCGTGAATCTTGCGCTCGAGGTGTACGATTCAATTGTGCCGCCCATCCTGCATGCCATCGCCGACTTTATTAACGCGCATGGAGAAGAGATACAAAAGATATTGACCGGCGCATGGAACATGATCACGTCGATCATTACGGGCGCGCTGGAAACCATAAAAGGCGTGCTGAAGCTGGCCCTTGACCTGATCCATGGCGACTGGGACGCGGCATGGAAAGACGTACTCGCCATCGGCAAGGCCCAGTGGGACGCGATTGGCGGGGCCTTCAAGGGGTTCCTTGATATCATCGCGGGCCTCTTCGATACGACGATCGGCGATATTATTAAAACCTGGGAGAACAACTGGAATACGATGGTCGACATCGTGCAGCGGATCGACTGGGGCGATCTGGGTAACTCGATCGTGCTAGGTATTCGCGCTGGCATCGCGGCCGCGTGGGATAGTCTTGTTGAGTGGTTCGGTAGCAAGGCCGGCGAGCTATACGACTACTTCATGGAGAAGATCAAAGGCGGCAGCCCGGCCATGGTGTTTGTGCCGATCGGCGAGTCGATCGTGCAAGGCGTGATGCTCGGTGTCAGCGGCACATGGCCCGAGATGACGAATCTTGTTGGGGGCCTGAGCGCGGATCTGGTGGATGAAATGGAGGGGATCGGCCGGGCGATGAACGATGCCATTGCGGGCGGATTCGGCGCAACGGCATCGATGGATCGCCAGATGGCGAAAAACCTCGACGACCTGAGCAAGATCGACGACGCCTTTCAGAAGAAGATCGCTACGCAGGACCTGCAGGCCCTGCTCAAAAAGTCGCAAGATTTATTCCAAGATCCCAAGGCCCAGGCCGATTACTTCAAGATGGCTAGCGCGCATGAGTTTGAATTACTCAAGATACGGCAGCAGATCGCCGAAGCGACAACCGATGAGGACAAAGATCGGCTCAATCAGCAACTGATCTTAATCAGTCGAGCCCAGGATGCTGAGCTCGATCAGTTCTACAAAAAACAGCAGGGCGCGACGAGCCCGGCGCAAGATATCGCCAATCAGATCAACGACATCATGAAGGCGCTATCTGGACTCGATCTGACTGACGATCAGATCAGGATCGTCGACTTGCTCAGCGGCATGTACAATCAGATCGCCAACCCAGCAACCGTGTCGACCCATCCGGCTTACACTGGGCAGACGAGCTACAACCAGAGTACCACACTTAACATGCCGATCTATACCAATCAATCGCCCGGCGTGCTGAGCGACAGCATGGCGATAGCGGGGGCTGCACTCCTATGATGCAAACGCGCAATTACTTTACACTGCCGCCGATCGTCAACGGCTACCCGCTCGACGACCGGATCTCTGTTGTCGTACCAGTCGCGCGTACGAACCTTGTCATTAATCCCAGCTTCGAAACCAACACCACATCATGGACGGCGATCGGCGGCAGTATCGCGCGCTCGACGAGCTTTCAGTATCATGGAGCCTACAGCCTGGCTGTGACGCCAACAGCGGCGACGACCGACGGCGTGCGCTATGATACCGTGTCGCTCGTCAGCGGCACCGCATACGCCTATTCGTGCAAAGTTCTGGGCATCGCCGGCAAGTCCTACAAGATCGCGCTTGAGACGACGGCCGGCGTCGAGCTCGCCTCGATCACGTTTGTCGCCTCGGGCCGATGGCAGTGGGTCTATGGCTATTACACTGAGAGCTCGACGACGACTCGGCGCCTGACGCTGCGCAAGGCGGGCGGTACTGAGCTATCGATCTTTTATATCGACGGGGCCCAGGTCGAGGCGCTAGCGGCAGGCGAAACCGTATCGACCTACCTCGACGGCAGTCAGCAGGGGCTGCTACCGAATCAGAATCCAGTCGCGTACTATTGGAATGGCACGCCGCACGCATCCACAAGCGTGCGCAGCGCGCTCACACGCGCGGGGGGCATGGTGGTATCATTTCGCTACTTTGGCTTCTTCCTGACTGCTCTAATCGGCCTGGGCTTGGCCCCACCGCAAAACGTCGCAACCGAATACGCGCGGATCGACGGTGGATACGACGATTATACCCGCAAGCCAACGCGACAGTTTACAATTACAGGCAACTTCGAAAGTCGCGCCGAGTACCTATCGCTCAGGCAACAGCGCGGCGGGCTGTCGCGCTTGCTCGATCGCGATCTTGTTGCGCAGGATCAGCGACTGGTGCTGATGCGTGATGTCGTCGACGAGTGCGGCGCGATCGGCGCCTCGACCTGTCGCCTGCTGGGCAAGTACCAGGGCGGCTTAGAGGGCTCAACTGATAACCATATTGCATCAGTCGCGCCAATTACGTTTACCCAGTATCTGGGGGTTGTGCTGAGCGATGGCGAGTCGGGCGGCGCGCTCGACGTGCAAGATAGCATCGCAAACGCTGACTACTTCATGAAGCGCAGCCCGGCCGGGGCATGGAGTGTGCCGGGCGGCGGCACTGGCGCAGTTGTCAGAATGCTGCAAGCCCCAGACGGATCGATCTATATCGCGGGCAACTTCGCAAACTGGGGCGGCAACGCATCAGCTGATAACATCGTGAAGTATGATCCGACGACCGGGTTGTATAGCGCTTGCTCGACCGGCACGAATGGAGAGGTCGACACGCTTGCGGTGCTGCCGGACGGAAAGATTGTGTTGGGCGGCGCGTTTACCCTCGCCGGGGGCGTAGCGAATACGGCGCGGATCGCGGTCTATGATCCGGTTGCGAATACGTTCGCGGCGCTCGGCACAGGCGCAAGCACGAACAGTGTACTCGCATTAGCGGTCGACTCGACCGGCAACATCTATGCGGGCGGGTCGTTCGGGGCCATGGGCGGCGTCGCGAATACACTCCGGCTTGCGAAGTGGACTGGCGCGGCATGGACGGCGCTCTCAACTGGGGCAGATGGCGAGGTCGACGCGATTGTGATCGGCATCGATCGCAACGTGTATATAACTGGACAGTTTACCAATCTAGGCGCGGTGGCGGCGCTTCAGATCGGCTATTGGAATACGACATCGCTCGCATTCGTGGCCATGGGAACCGGACTCAACTCGACCGGCGGCAGGGCCCTGGCAGTCGGCCCCAACGGGCTGATCTATGTCGGCGGTATTTTTACCAGCGCGGGCGGCGTCAGCGGTACCGGGCATGTTGCCCAGTGGAATGGTGTTACCTTTCAGGGGCTGGGCGGCGGGCTGAATGGCGACGTTGTGAGCCTGAGCGCGGGGCCAAACGGCATTCTGCTTGCGGCTGGGCAGTTTACTGGCGTAACGGGCGGCGCGACGTTTCCTGATGGCGCAGCGGCATGGAATGGCGCAGCCTGGACAACGATCGGCGTCGACACGCCAGCTATCAGCGGTCGCATTACGAGCGTGCTGCTTACGTCTGACAACTCCATGTACATGGCCTATAACGGCACCGGCACCGCGACATCAGAAGGCGTTGTGACGATTACGAACCCAGGCACCGCGCGATCGTATCCGACGATCATTCTCAACGGGCCCACCTCGGGCACGTCGCGTATATGGTCACTGATCAACTACACAACCAACAAGTCGATCTATCTGAATCTGACGCTCAACGCGGGCGAGGTGGCGACACTGATCTTTACGCCGGATAACCTATCGTTTACAACGACCTTTCAGGTCAACGTGGCCAGCGCGATCCTCCCTGGCAGTAACACGGCTGAATTTTACCTGAATCCTGGGGCGAATAGCTTTGCGACGTTTGCGGCAGTGTCGACGGTCGTCGGGGCGATCTATGATCGGCCGGCGTATCTTAGTTTAGACGACGTGCCTTAGATGGCAGTATTTACGACCTTACGATTCGGCGATCCGTTTGGCGTGCCGCTGGTCGAGTGCGCAACCTACGGCACGCCGGGCGGCCCTGGTACTGCGACGGTGCCGCTCGACGTGACGCTGAACTGTAGCCCCGGCGCGATCGGTGTCCTTGAGACGACGCTGCCCAGCAGCTTCAATACATCGTTTCTCGTCGAAGATGGGCGGATCGGCGTGTGGCGCGCGATCAACGGCCGGCCGCCATACCTCGACAATGGCGCGATTTACCAGATCCGGTACATTGACTACGGGCCAACCTCGATCTTTGTGCGGGCCTACCATGCGACAAACCTACTCGACCGGCGGATCATCGCCTATGCGGCAGGCTCAACCTACACGACGAAGGCGGCGACATTCGCCGACGATCAGATCAAGGCGTTTGTCAATGAGAATATGCTGGCTGGCATCGTCGGGGCCGATCGTGATGGGGTTGAGACGTACGCCGATGTGTCAGCATACCTGACAAAGCAGGTTAACCTGGGCCTGGGGTCGAGCATCGCAAAGAGCGCGGCCCGGCGCAACCTGCTGGACGTGTGCACCGATCTGGCCCAGGCGTCGGCAACGGCCGGCGTCTACCTGACGTTTGAGATATTCGCGCCAACCGAGTCAACCTTAGAGCTTAGAACCTACGCGACACAGCGCGGCGTCGATCGGCGGGTCGGGACTGCTAACCCGGTGATCCTGTCGAGCTCGCGCGGCAACTTGACGAATGCTCATTTAGTCGTCGACTATACCGAAGCCGCTAATTTTATCGTCGCTGGAGGGCAGGGCGAAGAGGCCGATCGACTGATCGGGACTGCCTTCGATGCGACGCGCGCAAGCGTCAGCCCGTTTGGTCGGATTGAGAAATTCCGCGACGCGACGAATGTCGCTGCTCAGGCAGCGGTCGACGATGAGGCAGATAGCAGCCTGCGCGCGGCGCGGCCGCTGATCCTGTTTACGGGCGAATTGGTCGAGACGCCTGCACTTACCAGAGGCATAGACTTTGATCTAGGCGACATTGTGACAGCTGAGCAAGGCGCTATGCAGTTTGATGTCAGGCTCGACCTGATTCGCGAAACGATCAACGGCAGCGGGCGGCGCGTGGCGTGCGGGCTCAGGAGCGTGACATGAGCGATCAGAATGACATGCTCAAGCTGCTCTATGAGAACAATCAGCGGCTGAAGCAGACCGAGACTCGCGAGGTGCCGGGCAATGTGCCGGGCTTCACATCGTTTTATGATACTGGCAACTTTGTGCCGACATGGGTTGGTACAACGATCGCCGGGACATTTACTTACACTGCGAATACAAGCGTCGTTGAGTGGTCAAGAATCGGCAACCGACTATTCTACAACGGGCGGATCGCTATCGACGCGATCACCGTTGCACCAACAGGAAACTTGACAATCGCCGGGTGGCCCTATCCGGGCGTGTCAAACGCGACTATGTCGATTGCAGGGGGCGGGGCTATGATTGTATGGACGCTCAATATAGCGGCAACATATACATATGTTGCATTACAGGCAACCAATGGGAGCAGTGCACTGGGTGTTGTGCGATCAGGCGATAACGTTGCACCGGCGACGGTGCTTGGAGGTGAATTAATCGCTGGCGGATGTTGGTTCGAGGGCAACTATCGCATTGGCTAAAAAGAAGGACAAGAGCATGGCAGTCGATCAAGTTGAGAAGCGCCGCAAAGTAGCACGCGACGCGACAGGCTTTGCACCGAATCTTATGGAGGCATTGTACAGCCTCGACGCGCTCAGGGCTCGACGCGACAGCGGCGGCCCAGGTGGGACTCCGCTTGCGTTCGTTGATTCAGACTTCACTGGACAAACGGGACTGACGCATGTCGACAAGGCGACGATCGACGCCATGTTTGCGGCTATACCAACGTTGCTCGCAGCCTTCAAAAATCAAGGCTTCGACAAGGTTTTTGAATCGATGAGGCCCTAGCCATGGCACTATTCACCCCACTGATGAACTATGCAGGCTATGAGCATGTCCTGAATGCCATGCCGACGTTCTATCATCCCAACGGCAACATCTACGGGATCGCCATCGCAAAGAAGGGCGGCACCTCGCAGGATCTGCAAGTGTTTCGTGTCAGGCCCGGCAGCCTGAGCAGAGAACTGGTACACACATTTCGCGGCGGCGGCGTCGACGCCGTATCTCAAATCGCCGCCGGGGGCTGTATCATTCGGCAGGATGGCAGTCTTTGGGCCTGGGCATCAGCGGTGCCGCAACAGTCGCCGACGATTACAAAAACCGGCTTCGTCGGCGGATACTGGGAACCGCTTCCAGGCGTCGACGATCCGTGGGCGCCCGGCGGCATTACGCTGCTGCCGAGCGTTCGGACGAATCCGGCATGGGAGCAGCGCAGTTTGACAG